ATACAAAAGGATTGTATTGCTCTTCTCACCGATTGGATGGAATGATAAATGTGGTGGATAAATTGTGCGAGTCTTGTGACAAACGTGCTATATACAATTATCCGGGGCAAACAAAAGGAATGTATTGTATGGCTCATCAGGTTGCCGGAATGGTAAATGTCAAACTTAAACGGTGCGCTGAGTCGGGGTGTTATACAACCCCTATTTACAATTTGGCGGGAAGTTCGTCTGCTAAATATTGCGTAGAACATAAAACGGAGGAAATGGTGAATGTGGTGTCAAAACGGTGTCAAGAAGACGGATGTAATATGATTGCACAATTCAATGTGGAAGGTGAAAAAGTGGGTGCATATTGTTCTATACATAAATTTGCGGATATGGTGGATATAAAACACAAACGGTGTGAGCATCCCGGGTGCTCAAAAGTGCCGTCTTATAAGTATTTGGAAGATACGCAACCGAGGTTTTGCACTACACATAAGTTAGATAATATGATTGATGGAAAACATACACGTTGTGAACATTTAGGATGTAATAAATCCCCTATTTTTAATGAACCTGGAAATAGTCGTCCTAAAATGTGTTCAACACATAAAACGGAAACAATGATTGATGTTTTTCACGCAAAATGTTTTTTTGATGGGTGTAATTTAAGAGCAGTTTATAATGTAAAAAATATAAAATCGGCGAAATATTGTATTAATCACAGAGAAAGTGGGATGGTAGATGTATGTGCAAAAACGTGCTTATCAGAATGGTGTTTGACATATGTAACATCAAAATATGAAGGGTATTGTGTGTATTGTTATATGAACTTATTTCCAGATAAACCAATAACCCGAAATTATAAAACAAAAGAAAAAACAGTTGTAGATAGTGTTATAGAAACATTTCCGCAAATGAAGTGGTATTCAGACAAAAAAATAGCGGACGGTTGTTCGAAAAGGCGTCCAGATTTATTGTTAGATTTAGGATATCAAGTTATTATTGTAGAAATAGATGAAAATCAACATAATGCATATGATTGCATGTGTGAAAACAAACGATTGATGGAGTTATCACAAGATTTGGGGCATAGACCAATTGTATTTATTCGGTTTAATCCAGATGATTATATTGATAAAAATGGAACAAAAATATCATCGTGTTGGAAGCTTCAAAAAACTGGTATTTTAGCGATTAATCGGCTTAAAACAAAAGAATGGGCAACCCGATTAGAAGTTTTAAAAACGCAAATACATTATTGGCTGACTAATAATACAGACAAAACTATAGAAATAATACAATTGTATTATGATGGAATGGAGTAAGGTTGTATTTTTACAAATACAAACGCATTTTCCTAAATAAGTATTTGAAAGGTATTTAGCAATTTATAAAAATAATTATTTAGCAATTCTCATAAATTATTTTCTTTATATAGTATATAACCCGAACTACACGATGGGCGGAGCACTAATGCAACTAGTCGCCTACGGCGCACAAGACGTTTTCCTTACCGGAACCCCCGAGATCACCTTCTGGAAGGTCTCGTATCGCAGACACACCAACTTCTCGCTTGAGAGTATTGAGCAAACTTTCTCTGGTCAAGCCGATTTCGGTCGCCGAGTTACCTGCACCATCTCCAGAAACGGAGATCTTGCCTACCGCACCTACCTCCAAGTTACTCTCCCTGAGATTAACCAGAACATGAAGCCCTCCAGTGGCTCCAACAATGACGGAGTGTATGCCCGTTGGTTGGACTTCATTGGTGAGCAACTCATTTCTCAAGTTGAAGTTGAGATTGGTGGCCAACGCATTGACCGTCAATTCGGTGACTGGATGCACATCTGGAACCAACTCACTATGACCACTGAGCAAAAGACTGGTTACTTCAAGATGATTGGAAATACCACTCAACTTACCTACATCACTGACCCCTCGTTCGCCAATGTCTCAGGACCTTGTGCTGCCAACGGAGGCCCTGCCCAAGTGTGCGCTCCTCGCAATGCTTTGCCTGAGACCACTCTTTACATTCCTTTGATGTTCTGGTTCAACCGCAACCCCGGTCTTGCTCTCCCCTTGATTGCTCTCCAATACCACGAAGTCAAGATAAACATTGATTTCCGTCCTATCGGTGAGTGCTTGTGGGCTGTTAAGACTCTTGGAACGGTCGCTGGAACCCTCTCTGTCCCCACCGCTTACCAAACCTCTCTAGTTGCTGCCTCTCTTTACGTCGACTATGTCTTCCTTGACACTGACGAACGGCGCAAGATGGCTCAGAACCCCCACGAGTATTTGATTGAGCAACTCCAATTCACTGGAGATGAGTCAGTTGGATCTTCCAGTAACAAGATCAAGTTGAACTTCAACCACCCCGTCAAGGAACTCATCTGGGTTGTTCAACCTGATGCCAACGTTGACTATTGCTCATCTTTGGAGGGTCAATCCACCCTTTTCAAGACCCTTGGTGCTCAACCCTTCAACTACACTGATTCCATTGATGCTCTACCAAACGCCATCCACGCTTTCGGTGGACCTGCTGAGACCTCTGGATCAGCTGCATTCATAACCGCATCTGGTCTGTTCCAGATGGGAGGTGCTATGGATGCTGCCTCTACTGGAGCTGGAGCCAACTGGGGAGGAGACTTTGCCCAAGACGGAGGTGCCATTTCCACCTCTGGTCTATCCGATGCCGGCACCTTCGTGCTTGCTGAGACTGCCCTCGACATGCACTGTTGGGGTGAGAACCCCGTTGTCACTGCCAAGTTGCAGCTCAACGGCCAAGACCGCTTCTCTGAGCGTGAGGGTTCTTACTTCGACGTCGTCCAACCCTTCCAACACCACACCCGCAACCCCGACACTGGTATCAACGTGTATTCCTTCGCCCTGCGCCCTGAGGAACACCAGCCATCGGGAACCTGCAACTTCTCCAGAATTGACAATGCTACCCTCCAGCTTGTCCTTTCTGCCGCAACTGTTTCGGGAACCAACACTGCTAAGGTCCGCGTGTATGCGGTCAATTATAACGTTTTACGCGTCATGAGTGGCATAAACGAATTGATACTTGGATTGTTTCATCTTAATCTAATGTATCGTTTCATCTGTGCAGAAAAGTACTACGCCATTAGCAACCAGGCAATGCTAATGGGAACTTCGTTTTGACTCCTGGATTATAAGTCTAGTGCTAGTGAAGAGAAAAAAACTCTTTGCAAAATTACCCGTTGCGGGAAACCCCTTAGAGCCTTAACTACCAAATGTGTCAGGGAAACCTACACATGGCCAAGAATAGAACTTGGGTATGGTAAAAATGTTAAGGATTGGGCAATCCGCAGGATTATGTCTAAGTCCGCTATGCTAGGATATGACAGGTTCTCAGAGACTGAATGGTAGTTGGTTTACAATGATGGTTTAAGCAGCCGGAGTAGACTTAAGATACAGTCCAACCTCTTAAGAAATTAAGAGGAGTATTTGGGCTGGTGTGGCATACTCAAATTAAAATAGTTATTTGATGTGCTAGCCAGAAACTCATGACCCATAATAAATTGCAAACGTTATAAATAATATATAAATAATAAAATAGTTATTATTTATAAAAACAAAGTGCGAAGATATCAGGACCCCCTTCGGGTAGCGGTAGGATATCGAGGAAACTCCAGAAGCGAAGCCATATGAGTTCCTCTAATCCCGATTTCGCGAATCTGTCATACTATTTTTCGTTTTATTTCTCTAATTTCTTTATATTTTATGTGACCTAAACGTTCTTTTATTTCGTCTCTCTGTTTTTGGTTGCTTTGTCTAACTTCTTCTTTTATTTGTTCCGCCGTTTTTGTTATAGATGGAATTTCTTTTGTCCTTCGTTTTTGATGTTTTTGAATAAATATCTCAGGCATATAATTATCTGATATAGTATTATGTTGAAATATTTGAAACTCCGATGAACTACGTTCTCTGGAGTTTCCTCGTATTCCTTCGACCCCTAAAGGGTGTCCGGAATACTTCGCAAAATGTTTATTATAAATAAATTGTAATTTTTCCATAAAATCTATATAATTATATATTCCTTTCATAAAATTACATTCTGTGCAACACGGTCGGCAGTTTTCTATAATATATCCTATATTATTATCAAAGCGATCAATTCCATTTTTATGTATTTCAGTATTTTGTTTTCCACATATATAACAGTTTTCTGCAGTAATTTCATCAAACTGTTCAGATGATAATTCAAATACCAATTGTCTTTCTCTAGCAATTCGCATAAACTTTTTATATTTACCTGCTATATGATTTCCAAACAATTCCGGAAATGACACGTTTATATCAATGACTTTTATGTAACTCAAAATATGACCAATTCGTTTTATAAAACAAATATCATCTAATGTTCCTTTGAGTTTATTGCACATTTTGCAACAGCTTACGCAATTTTCTACTATATACCCTAGATACGAGTTTTTTTTTCGGTCAATTCCATTAAACCCTTTTTCTGGTTCGGTAATATCACAATAATAACAAGGTTCTCCGACAATATGTTCATATTGTTCAAATGACAACTCAAATGGAATATTACGCGTGCAAGTGTCTTTTATATATTTTACATAGGTTGCAAATTGGTTTTGCTTCTCTAAAATATATCAGTCTTCCTTATTGCGCTTTGCATCCTGTATTTTATTTTGTATCCTACAAGCTTTGCAAGATTTTGTAATATTTTTGGTTAGTTCTCCAATGAAATCATCTATAGCACATTCTTTACAACAAGTTGTGCAATATTTATGTGTAATTTCTATAACACTTTCTGCAATTTGCACATTTTGTTCCACTGCTTTTCCTCGTCTTGTTCTATCTTTTTCTCTCTCATTTTCTAAACACGATTCACATCTAGTATATTTATAAGTCATATCCAATTGTGTTCTACATCCTCGCACATAATTCACGCATACTTTCTTACCACAAGCCTCCGTTTCATCTACAAAAAAACATATTTGATGTTTTCCACAATAATCATTTTCATATGACCGTTTGAACTTGCAGTTCTCCGATTTACACAAAATAATATCCATCGTTTTAGATTTTTCTCTACTTCTACAACCTTCACAAGACAAATACTTGCTATCACCCATATAGTGCATTTTCAGACATCCATT